TTTTAGTAACCCTCCAGTTGTTAAGAATGTTTTCTGGTCTTTCCCATTTACCAGCCTCATCGTGTACAAGTAACGTGAGTTTTTCACCATCATAACTGTTGTCTCCAGTATTTTTCCAATCGATAGTTTTATCTAACCCTTCTAATTGTAATGCTTTGTCTTTTGATTCAAAACGTTTACGAGTTAGCTTTGACGCTGGCACTCTATATGCAAGTTCTGTTTTAGGTCGATCCATACCATCTTGAATCGGTTTAAAAAAGAACGGGTAGTTAATTGATATTGGAACCACTTTATCTGTAAACATTTTTTTAGCATCAGCACCAGACTTAGATAATATACCGTATCTTGAATCGGATGATATGGTTGCTAGGTTAACTGTTTCACCAGATGCCATAAACGAAAATCCACTACGTCTATTTTTTAAATAACACATTCCGTAGCTTCTTGTATCTGCTTTACAAGCTTCCCAAAATATAAAGAATAATCTATTTGCTTCTCTAAAATCAGGTTTACCTACATCAATCTTTGTCCATTGTAGGTACATATAATGAGTTCCCGTTATATAAGTTGGTGTTCCTTTATTATTAAACCAATATCCTTCATCTCTTTTAGTGAATTCGGAGTCTATATAAGTATGCCACCTTTGTTTAAACTCATCCGGATAATCTTTCCAATCAAATATACTTTTAACAGATTTAAGTTCTTTAGGGTACTCGTGTGCAACCCATCTATTATTCGCGTTATCTACGTTTGTTGGCTTGGGTAATGCTATCTTAAGACCCTGAATGCTATACACATCACCAATCTGACCACTTTTAGATATAACCACAACATCATGTTCTTTATTGTACCCATACTCCCATTTTTTAGATTTGTTTAATCTTTTAATGGCGGTTATTTTTATAGGTTCAATAACTTTATATAAACTTTGCTTATACATTATTTAGATCTTCTTTCTGCAAACCCCTTAAAAGTGTCTTCTTTTTCTTTAGGTTTATTTTCTAACAAACCTTTTTCTTCTTCAATCCTATTTAAGATCTCAAATGCATCGAATATTGCGAGCTTTTTAGTGGCTGCAGCGTTCTTGAGTCTATCGGCTGAAATGTCATCATCAGTTTCAACGATAGGTTCTTTAGCAACCTTAACCAATTCTTTGACTGCATCATAACCAGCTTGGATTATATTCTTTTTCGTTTCCTTGACGTTCATATTTAATAGATATTTCTCTTGTTAGTACTCTGTACATTCTTTCACCGTCTACAATAAATTCATATTCACTGCTTGGTGTAAACCCAACTAAATCTTCTTTGTCTATTAAACTGCTAACGTCTTTATCAACGTATTTTATAATGCCCCTTAGGGCTTGTTCTTTCTCGTTATTTAATATATTAGTAGATTGAATTGGTTTAACGAAGCAAAAGCCTCTAGGTGTGTTCCATTCGTTATTTCGTTTATATAAGTATATTTGATCTGACTTTACAAAATACAAATTATCTTTATAATAACTTCGGCTGTTTTTTTCTATACCATGCTGATTATACCATCTTCTAAATACATTGTGATGTAATATAACTTCATCCCCTATTTGAATTTCAGTATCCTCAGACTTTGGTGTATTTAAAACAATTCCGTTACGACTAATATACCGATGATCAGAGATCTCCGTATTAACCAAGAGCTCTTGACCATCTATATATTTTTTATTATCGTATCTTTCGTTTTTTGGTTTTATAATAAAATCAAATAAACTTTGCATTAATATTCTAAATTGTATTCCACAGCTATTGCCATGTTTTTATTAAAGTCTTTCCACGGTAATACTTCTTTGTTTTTTTTAATATAAATAGAAAACTTATCGTCATTCTCTACTATATCACATATTGTATGGCCACCATATACCTCTTGGCCAACCGCATAGTGCATAGCGTCATTCTTATAGTCTCTACCTATACTTATTTTACGAACCAGACTCATCTTCTACGATTTCTTCGTACGTACCGTCTTGAATATTAATTTGTACTTTACCGTACTTTTCTTCTAACTTTGCTTGGAATTTATTTAAATCCATTTGAACTTCAGAAGCAGCGTGGTTAATTTTGTGTTTTTGCAATTCTAAGTTTCCAATTTGAGATGCAGCGTTGTTTAATTTACCTACATAACCTTGTAATTCTTCTAATTGTTCTGGTGTAATTTTTTGTTCTTGGTTTTCCATAATTTTAATTTTTTTTTAAATTTAATTTAATTGTTTGGGTTATAATTTATTATCACTTGTTTTACTTGATTTCTAATTATTCTTCAACAGACTCAGCAAAAGGTGAATAAAATGTTTTGTCTACGGGGGCTTTTTGTAATGCAATTTGTGCGTCCAAACTAGCTTTCATAGCGTCAACATCCAATGCCGCTTCAAGCCAACCTATAACATCACTTTCTTTTACTTTATCGTATTCGATAAAACTATCTTTATCGTATTCAAGGCTGTGTGTGCCTATTGAGCTCGCTGAATAAATATTAGGAGCTTCACCCTCTGACGCTAAATAGCCCCAGTGAATTGTGTCTACAACGTTTGTTTTTCCGTCGTGTGAAATTTTTGCGTCTAACGCATTAATTGTCCATTTGTAAGTTATTGCCATTTTTTATTTATTTATTTATAATAGTTTTCTAAATCTAAAAGATATTGGTGCGGATGATATGGTGTTAGCTGTTTTTATTTGTAATTCGCATCTGTTTGCATAGCTAGTTCCATCATTTGTATGTAGTTTTGTTCTTAATTCTAAAGTATTGTTATTTCGTGCATGTCCCGCCATATGCAAAGGTATTTCATCTATATCATCATCATTAACACCAGTATGATACCAGCTCATTATACCACTCCAATACACACTGTACCAAGCAGCCCCAGTGCTACCATGCGCATTACTGTATACTTGAACAGCAAACGTTCCCGAACCGCCTATATTAGACAAACTAATATCTAAACTAGTCCAAGTATTTGCTGTAGTTGAAACTGTTTTATCTATAGTAACCAGCCCGTCTACAAAAGCACCTGCTTTCGGTACTAATCCTTCATGTGTAATTTCGCCCGCAACATCTAATTTACGGGTTGGTGAATTCGTTCCAATTCCTACTCTTTTTTCAGAACCGCTACAATGAAGTCGCATAACTTCTCCAAGAGCTCCTAAATCAAAAGATAAATCAGTATTTGCTGTTGAAGTAAAATTTGTATGTGCTACAATTTTTGCTCCATAATATGTTTGAGAGCTTGCACCATAAGACCCAATACGCATAGTTGTTGTTGTTGCACTAGTTGTATTAGTACTTATATTTAATCCACCTATTACCTCAAGATTTGTTTTTGGCGCAGTCGTTCCGATTCCAATTTTTCCATTACTTTTAATACGCATTTTTTCTGAAGCAGAACCTGTTTGAGGTGTTAAAAAAACCATATCACAATTTCCACTTGTATCAGTTGATATTGACCTTAATATACTTGTTGTGTTTCCACCTCCACCTCCTGATGTTTTCGTAGTTAAATATAATTCTACACCTGTACCTGTTGTTGTTCCTTCGTTTTGCAATCTTAAAGGTGCGCGTACTACACCTGCATTTGTGTCTACTACGTGTAATTTTTCAGAAGGCGAAGTCGTATTGATTCCTACGTTACCATTGCCTCTAATAATAAAAACATTTGTTGAATCTTGATGACGTATTAAAAACTGTTGATAATAAGTCATTACATCAGCACTCTGGTTATTAACTACGCTGCTTTTATAATACCAAGAATGGTAATCATCAGGATATGTATGAATCCTTTTATTGCCATCTGTGGCCGCGGTAGTTAAGCCCATACTGCCATTAACTTGTAAAGTTTTTGTTGGCGAAGTCGTCCCGATTCCTACTTTTCCAGAAGCACCATCAACAACTAATCTTGAATTTGTATTATGTGTTAAATGAAATACAGCACCTCTATTTTCTAATCCAATAGGAGTATCTCTTGAATCGTTTAATATTACTCCAACACTACCA